CAGTCTTTCTTTCGCCACCACTTTGAGGAGTTACACCTACTGCCTCTGCAAGAGACATACCTAAATCGTTTTGTATAGCTAGTTCTGTATTCATGTTTTACTTACTTCCTTTTAAAGTTAAAGATGGTTAGTTATACCCTAAACATCAACTGTGTCAAGCCAATTCTTTCCTATTTTAGCTTCTAATAATAAAGGCACATTCATTTCTACATCGTATGCGTCTTTTATAACACAGTTTAGATTAGAGTTAATAGTATCCACTATAGTCAAAACTTTTTTTACTTCATCAGGGTGTACATCTATCACCATTGAATCGTGTACCGTATTGACTAGGCATGAATGTAAAGGTTCAAGCAATCGCTCAAACTCTAGTAGTACAACAGGCACGATGTCACCTGTAGCAAATCCTTGGACAGGGTAGTTCTTAATCATAGTGAAGTGTGATACGTTACCATTACTCCTACGAGTAACATCAGGAAACGCATACTGTCTACCGCTTACGTTAGTTATCTTGAGAAACCTCATGGCTTCATCACCTAACTTCTTATGCCACTTAGCTACACCTTTGTATTTCTCATTAAAGTGTTTGTAGTAGGCGGCTACAGCCTTTGATCTACCATACCCTGTAGCCCCGAAGAGTGGGGCAAATGTATGTTCCTTTGCTGCTTGCCTGGCTGTAGGCTGCCCTGCATCACTGATAACCTTAGCCGTGTAGGAGTGCACATCAAACCCTGTATCTATCTCCTGCATGGCTGTGCTGTCCTGTGAGAGGAATGCAGCAACTCGAAACTCCAATTGAGCAAAGTCACATTCCATTATCTGTCCACCCTCCCATCGTGATATGAATACACGCTTCACTGGGAATGTTCCTCCTCTTGGCATGTTTTGCATGTTGGGATTTCGTCCAGAAAATCTACCTGTACTGGTAACACTTTGGGTAAGGTTAACGTGTAAGAATCCGTCTGGCTTGGTATATATGTCGATACCATCCACGAAGCTACTAAGGTAACTGCTAATAGCAGAGAGGCGCTTAAGGTCAGTAAGAAAATCAAGAGCAGACTCCATGCCGTTGCTTGTAGCGGTAGCCATAAGACTTTCAAGGTTGCCCTTACTAGTACTGAAACCATTTGCACTTATCCATTTCTTACTTGGTGCAGAGAAACATAAACCTGCCACCTCTTTAGTTTTAGTTAGTAGATAACCTCTACTGTCACATGGCTTACATTTAGTTGGTAGCTTGTAAAGTGTACCATCCTTACGCAGCTTATGTACTAAGCCACGCCCATTACATTCAGGGCAAGTACTAGCTTTAGTCTTTCTAACGATAGAACTGTTTGCTTCTATTGCTTCTCTAAACTCTTGCTGTGTCTCAGTGTAGTCAAACAAGTCAGCCCATTCTTTTTTGTTGTGCACACGTCTGCTAAAGATAACTTGAGATACTTGCTCAGGGCTATTGAGATTAACAGGTGTGTCACCCATAAGCTTACGAGTCTTACGTTGTAGCCTATCCTCTATCTCAGCTTTCTCTTTCTCAAACTCTAGTCGGACCTGCTGAAGGGCGGTTCTGTCCACACGGATTCCTGACATATACATTCTGGTGAGGGCTTTACAGGTGCGGAAGGTAATGTCTTTAACTCTATGTAAGGACTCTGCTTCTGGCTGTGCGTAGTCTTGTTCCAAGGCAAAGTACAACTCACGAGTAATGTCGAGGTCACTCCTAAGATAAAAAAGAAGCTCTTGTAAAGGTATCTCATTGGTGTTGTATCCTTTCTTGTAATACTCCTTGAGAGTGTCTTGCTTCTGATAGTTTAGATTCCTACGTTCAGCGCAAACTTCTAAACTTATAGGTTCTTTCTGACCACGCTGTAACAAATACTCAGCTAACATCGTGTCATAGATGTCACCGTCATACTTGAAGCCTGATTCCCACAGCCACATCAAGTCATGTTGTGCATTGTGCATGATCAAGAGCGTTGTGTTATCCAGTATAAGCTGAATGTTCATAGCCCTTGAGCCACCAACATCTTGATCTTCTTTATGGTTAAGTGTGAATAGGTATGTCTCGTCAGTGTTGTCTACATTCTGCATACCTACTTGCACAAGCTCAAGCCCAGGTTCAAACGGATCAAGGATGTTCTTCTTCTCTCGTTTGGTGATTGTGTTTTCTACATCAACTACAAGTCTCATGCTAAGTACTGACTCCTATCTCCATCTAACTCACAGTGAATAGTACCATGCCATCCACCCTTGAGTTTGTTCTTGGCTATACAAAGATGCCGTTGGTTACTTTCTTCTTCATCTTGTCCTTCAACCACCTTGTTCTTTGAAATAAGAATCATCAAGTCAGCTTCCGCTGCTTTACCAGTACGGCTACCTTCAAGCATAGATTGATCAGGATGTACCAAACCTTCTGCTGCTGCACTCAACTGTGACATCCATATGATTGCACACTTGTGTTCCTTAGATATGTTACGTGCATGTATGGCTGCTTCCTTAAGATAGATGTCCGACTTATCACTTGTCTTCGATGCAAACTTGTCACCCATATCAAGCACTACAATGTCAGGCTCGTATGCTTTGATGATAGCCTCAACCCATGCCATGTCTTTACCTGTGCTGTCTTTGATAAAGACGTTCTTTTCTACTGGATCGTAACGTAATGCAGCCACCGCCATGTTAGTCTTAACTTCATCCATGCTCATACTTGTAGCGGCACTAAGGTATCTTGCACCTACACGTTCATAACTTTCTTCGTTACACAGAACCATACACTTAGCACCCTGTGAAGCAAAGCCATCAGGCGCAGCTATTGTACTAGCATGAAAGCTAGTCTTACCTGTGTTAGGTCTAGCACCTACAACAACCAGGTGTCCTGCGCTGATGCCCTCTGTCTTACGCCTAAGCGTAGGTATGTTCCACTTCCATTGTGACTGTATGTCGTTGGCTTTTAGTAGTGTATCAATACTTGTATCATCCCACTCTACCTTGAGGTTGGGTAGGAAATCATCTTGGTAATTACTCAGTATGTTTCTCAAGGGTTCGAGGCTAGACTGTGATCCGTTGACGTAATCAAAACCAAGGTTAGCAATCTCTTCACCTACTACCTGTTGAAATAACTTAGACAATACATCATCAGCTATCTCTGTAGATAGTGGCTTCTCTCGTGCAACCTTTTGAAACAACTCATTAAAGACTAACTTGTTAGCTGTAGTCATACTGGTATTGTTAACAAAGAACAGAGACTCTAACTCTGTAGGTGTAATGTTCTTACCGTATGTATCCATAGCGTAGTCAAGCGTCTGCTTAATCTTACGTGCATCTTTACTAAATATCTTATCTGGACAACGTATACCCTTGTGATTATCGTAGAACTCTTTGTCCAACATAGTACGGATTAATGCTAGTTCCATCATGTGTATCTCCTCTCTCTAATCAAAACTTGTCTCCTTGTTGTATATCTTATCTAACTCCTCATCAAATGCTTTGTCTGATGCGTATCTCTTACACGCCTCTAACACTTCATCTACTGTCAAGTCAACGTATACTTTTCCTAACGGTACACGTTCATCTATTATTGCTGTCTTTTTCATGCCATCACCACATTGGATTCATCATGCTAAATGTTTCATACCAACTGCTGCCCTCTAAGGCTAACCACATCAGTACAGGCACACCTACTATAAGAAATGCACACGTTAAGAATGCCCACCCTAAACCTTTTGTTGTACAGTATTGTTCAGACATAACTCTTCCTATACTTTTGAGGGAAACCTTCTTTGTTCCATCCTTTACTAACTTGTTCTGCTGCCCACGAGTAGTTCACATTCCAGTGTCTCGCTGCGTCAGCTATACTCTTGAAGTCTTTACCGTGTAAGCGACAGGCTCTACCTTTCTGCTGCTGCGTTGGCTCTACCTTGATACGGATATGACATGGTACATTCTTTGGTTGCATTACTTGTCTCCTATATTTTTGGGTGCGTATACTGCACCGTTGTACTGGCTACCTGTTTTGTTATCTACTCCGAAGTTAAAGTACGCTAGTACTAATAGCATTGCCATTATCCAGTAGAAGGTAACCTTTACCCACTTAATAAATGCTTCGTGTGTTATCTTTGCTTCTAACTCTGCTTCTTCTCTTGGTGTCATTAAACTATCTCCTCTAGTTTTTTAATGTCTGCTTCTACTTTATATTTAATATCATCATAGAGTCTTAACGCTATAGTCTCTAACCCTGTGCAAGCCTCTATCTCTCTCTTGTACTCTAATGTTTTATGTGCAGCATCTGGGTCTAATGCTACTATAACTTTGTAGAAATTATCTAAGTGTTGCATATTAGACACACTAAATGATGTACCTAGTATAGCTAGACCTGTTAAGCCAGGGAATAGTTTAGCTGCTACAGTTGCACTAATAACATCCTCTACTATCATTACGACACCACTAGGTTTACCTACGACACGAGTGAATACAGTAGGTGTCCTATCGTAACGCTTCCACTTAACTTGCCCTGAGTAAGATGTACATCTACCTATAGCTCCAACTAATTTACCTCTGTCATAGATAGGAAACACTACACGTCCATCCATTACATCGTACATCAAGTCCTCACCATACAAGCCCCACCTACCTATAAACCTTTCGTGATCTCTGTGTTCTGCAGTAGGTGTCACTACATACTCAGGCCAAGTGAATGTCTCGTGTTCTGACTCAGGTTCTTCATACCCTTTGAGCTTACGCTGTATCTCTCTTGCTGTCATACCTGATGACACTACACCTTTGGTGTTACAGTCAAGCTTGTAACAGTTGTACAACAGCGCACTACCATCTCGTGTAGCAGTGAATGTGTTCTTACCTTTGCACTTAGGGCAGTCACCTCTGTGTCTGTATTCTTCTTTTAAATCAAGCGACTCTAGGTAGTTCTTAATGTTGATCATCCTTGCTCCTCCTTTTGTTTAACGCATTGCTTGCGCCACTAAATGTGTTGACTAAGTATGGCTTGACTGACTCAGGATTCCTGTGACCTGTCACTTGCATCAACTCAAGAGTCTCAACACCTGCCTCTACCATCTCAGTGATTGCAGTCCTGCGTAGATCCATAGCTGTTAGTTTCTTTGGTAGTCCTGCAGCTTCCTTGACTTCGTTGATTGCATCATCGATGTGATCAATTGCGTAAGGTACATATGCCCCTGCTACTGGTGTAGTCTTAGGTGCTACGTAGTTCTGGAATCCAAAGTCCTGGCTCTGTTGTCTAAGCATAGATAGTAGATCATCAGGTATAGGTAGGTGCACATCAGCACCACGTTTACTTTGTGTTAAATCAACACGTTGTGCGCTGAAGTTAATGTTATCCCAAGTCAAGGTACGCATGTCTCCTACACGCTGCGCCCACTCGTATGCCATATGTACAATCAACCCAATGCTGCGCCACCTGAAGTTACCGTATGCTGTATCAAGAAACAGTAACACTTGGTCACGAGTCCACTTGACCTTGCGTGGCTTAGTGCTCTTCGTCTTGATCAAACGTACTGGGTCATTATCCATCACGTCTAACCTCAAGCTGTACTTCCATGCAGCAGATAAGATAGCCTTACGATAGTTAGCAGTACGTACACCAGACACAAGCCACTTCTCGTAAGCCAGGTTAGTGTGTCTAGCTTTGATGCTACGCACTGTGTAGTTACCTAAGAGCCTACCTTCTACGTTAGTCTTTAGTATTACTTCCAAGTGTGTCTCATAGTCTTTCTGTGACTTAGGACTTAGACTACAGAAGTTACTACTGTGCAGATAGAAGTCTACAATAGCTGATAGCTTCGATGTATGTTTAGGTATGTCTACCATTTTCTCCTCACTTTCCAATATACCCACGCTTCTACACAATGACCTTTGCCAATAAGCATGTCAATGAAATAAACTACGTTAGGCTTTCCCTCTCTCTGCCACTGGTGATTCCTTGCGCTGAACGTCTGATTGTTTTGTCCTCCTAGTATCACGTTCATCAGGACGCTCATTGCTGTCAGTATTCTCTTTAGATAGATTCCCAAGACTGTCAGTAATGTCATCGTGTGGGTCATCTTTTGGGTCAACTTCATCATCGTGTGTCATCTTCTTCTGTTCCTTCCGTCATCATCTCCTTTGCCTGTGTCATATATAAACCAAACAAAAGCTAATAAATATATTATTATCAACGTAATAGGTATAACATACATTAGAACAACGGCTCTCCTTTCTCATCTAATACATCTCGCCTGAAAAAATTTGTATTACTCCTCCAGGGTAAGTCTATATTGTTTACTCCATCATCATCATGGGAGACAGGTAGTAAACCCATCTGCTCCATGTGCTGTAGCATACTAACTGGCAACTGTGGTTCCTCCATATTTGGAAGACTCTCTGTATATTTGTTTGTCTGCATCTGTCTCTCCGTAACATTCCTTGATGTATATCAAATCACTCTTACCATACATCTCTTTTAGTTTCAATATATCCTTACGGCTGTCGCTTGAATGATAAGCAAACATCTTCTTTGTTGTCTTACTGTATATGTCTAGTGCGTAATACATACTACCTCCTACACGTTGATATACTGATGGGTATTCATAACGTACTCAACACCCATCTCGTAGTCAGGACTTGAAGAGTATAGCTCCGCTAGTGCATCCACTGTAGCCCTTACATTATTATGGAACATACCTGACGTATCCTGGTAGTCATCTAATTCATGGCTCACAGGTATAACTGTAACTACTTCTTTCCAATGTTTATATCTGTGATCCTCTGGCTTATCATCAGGGTTCAAACACTTATGATGTCTCTCGTATACGTAGATAACTGCATCGTTCCACTCACCTACTTTTACTTTATATGTCTTGTCTTCTAACATTTTAGTTCTTCCTCCTCTATGTATTCAACTAAATCTAAATTATGTATTTTAGCTATGCCAGTAAGAGCAAAGTGCTGCATGTCTGTAGGCACATCATCCCAGTGGGAATTATTTATTATATACTGCAACTCTGATGATTCTTTAACTAAAGCCACTTGAGTATGACCTTTACTATTTAAATCCCATACCAAATGCTTAAGAGCGTAGTCACCTGTGTGATGCTTTCTTCCTAACGCAAGTGTTATGTCACACGCTGCTGAAAGTGTTTTATACATACTCTCATCTAACATCTTACTTCCTCCTGTTCTTTACAAAGTTCTCTACTATTCTTTTGTTTGTGCATATGACAAGAACATAACCATCCTTATCATACGCTACCCATTTCTTCTTGCGCTGCATGATAACTACTCTACTTGTAGCTCTAGACATGCTAGTGTCTCACTCTTGTTTGATACAAGAACAGCCGCTTGGCTCATAGCTGCAACGCATTCTTCTTTACTATCGAATGTATCAACGTGAAAGTATTTCACTGTCTGCGATGTGATTAGTAACTGCATCCATACTAATGCCCAAACCATAATGTTATCTCCTTTTTCCTTATCGTTACTAGTATAGGGGTTATACGTTACGCTGCATCCTCTACTAATACATAACGTGTGTAGCGTTTACCTGTCACTGGGTGTGACTTGCGTATGCTGTTGAGGTTATACCCTTGTTCCTTAAGGTCTTTGATACGTCTAGGTAACGCCATGATACTGTACTGTATGATAGCCTCTAGAGTTGATATACTACCTACTGTCTCAAGGTGTTTAATAATTGTTTTAAGTTGATTGTTAGCCATTGTGTTTATGTCTCCTCATTAATAGATTTAAATATGTCTCGCAGTGTTTGCGTAGACTCTGGTGGTATGCTCAGTGTCTCTCCTGTAGCATCTTGTGTGAGTACGAGTCGGTCATTGTTGTACAACGTAGCTTCCCATCCGTACCCTAAACTTTCTTTAACTGTTACCTTGGTGTACCCATCATCTGATAGTTCTACACCTTGTGATGTCTTGTAGTTCATTAGCCTAACTCCTTTTAGGTATTTTGATATAGTCTCTAGTCTCAATGTGTTTGAATGAGAGATACTCATAACCGTGTTGTTGATCTGTCATTGTACCCATGTACATGTAGTCAAACATCAAAGCTAGTTTAGCATCATCAAATGCTTCTCTTGCTTCTAATTCTAACTTACCCTCAATACTCATTGTTGTGTCTCCTTTTGTTTGTCTGCAATGTCTTGCACTCTATCCATGTACACGATCAATGCCATAGTTAAATCATTTATACTAGCATTTTTAGCGCACTGCATAATAGTATCCCATGCGTGTGCTTTTTGTGTCACAGTCCTAGTCTTAGGCTTGCTGTCTATAACTTCCTTAGCTGCATCATCTATAGCACCAGTGAATGTATTAAGCCACTTGAGTAGGTTAGGCTTGTCTGTAGGTACATCAACCATAGATGCACTGATCTTCTTAGCCTCAGCCTGAGTGCCTACCCAATCGCCTTGCTTGTTCATGTATAGTCGCATTGTTCACCTATCCTTTTTATGTATAGCGTAGTGTTTATTTTTGTAAGTTATGATGGCATGACAATTAGCACACACAACCTCGCATCTACTTAGTTCTTCTTTAATATTTTGTTTACCTTTAGTGTTCTTACTTAAGAAAATCTTGTGTGCTTTCTGGGCAAGAAGAAAACGTTTTTGCTTAGGGTCAATATGGTTGAACTGTAAAGCGTGTGGACTCTCATTGTATCCACATTTAGTACAACCCTTCATAAGCTTATAACGTTTCAATACAGATTGCCCATAGTCATACCTTTTACGGTCACGTATTCTGTCTTTCTCTGTATGAACTCTAGCCATAATACAGTCACCTTCCTAAAGCTTTCATTAAGTCTTCATCAGTTATTTCTTTTTTGTATATCCAGTCGTATATCCATTCATCTGTGCCTAGTCTTGGCTTGAAGTATCCGACATCTCCTACCTCACCCATCACAACCTTTGCTGCGTTGGATGCATCTATGTCGCTGTAGCCTAGAAACTGTACAGCTTTACCATTCTTATGGTATGTCCTAACTTTCATTGTCTGTCCTCATTCTTACATCTATCCTCCAAGTAAATCCTGTAAGTGTTTTAGATGATGCTAGATCTAAATCCAATATGTGTTCTCTAATTGCTTCGGCTACTGTGTCTATTGTGTGACACTCCAAGTCTTCCGCTGCTATCACTATATCTTTATATTGCATCTAGTATCTCCTCTAGCTCATTGATAAGTATATTACCTTTACATATTTTATTTACTGCTACATGTCTCTCCTCCTCAGTGTTAAATGGAGAGACTGCATCAACCTCTAGTTTTTTGAAGCTTAAAGCCACTCTAACTATCTTATGTCTGTTAAAGAATAAGTCTTGTAGTTTCATCTCAATAGTCCTCTTCTAATCCAGACCATACAAACGCCAGATATTTCCAGAACGTTGCACCGAATGCGTCATTGATTAAGTTTTCCATCTCTTGTTCCGTCATTATGTATGTCTCTTGTTCAAGCATTGTGTTTACTCCTCTTCTCTTGCTCAAGCTTTATTATTAAATTAATTAGATCAACCCTACACCACGTTTCATATAGCTCTGTATATCTATCTTGTTCAGTCATTGTGCTGTACCTCTTCCCAAGCATACCATTCTTTAACACTGTCATAGTCTTGATAGTCAAACTCCGATTCATTTTCATCTACCCAATTATGGATAGCATTCTTTAGATATGTCTTTGATAGTAAAAAATTACTGACATCTAGTATATGTTTTGGCACATCTACAAAGTATTCCTTATAGACTGTCTCCTCTGCTTTTACTCTTATTCTCATTATCTTAATCTCCTATTGTCCACTCACCTACTTTATTACCATTGTAATCTCGTATTGTTTTGGTGCGTTCTACACATACAAATGCGTCAACCTCTTTTGATATTTGTTTAATGATATTAGCTAACTCCAAGTGTGGATCGTGTGCGAATGCATCATTGTCCATATCTATTTTACATTTAAATTGCATTGTGTTTGTCCTCCTTATTAATACTTCTTAACTTTTTCTACTATAGTTGTGATACTATTCACAGTGTAACATAGTCTGCAATCTTTACATTTTTGACCAGTACAATTTTGTTTGTCAGTGTGCTCATCTTGCAACACGTTGTTGAACGTCTTATCAAAATGCTTAGGTGGTTTGCTCATAATGTGAGACTTCATAGGGTTACTGTAGATCAACTGTAAATTGCTAGGTTTATCGTTGTTGCGTAACCATTTAAACACAATGTCCACACGCTTAGTCCATAGCGCAAACGTACACCACGGATTATCTTGAACAATAGCCATGAGATTTTCAAAGTGTTGCATATTGATTAGTTCACCATGTGCGTTGAACCTAAACATAGCGTCAACAACTCGTGGTATTTCTTGTGGTTCAAGTGGCCTACTAGCTAGTAAATCACTGTTACGTTGCAACGATGCTTGCATGTTTTTACGATACGTATTGAGCATAGCGTGGGAATAACAATCACCACAAATGTTCTTTCCATCTTGTTTGCCTTTAACGTGTTGCTTGTTACAATAGTCGTTTGTAATCGTGTTGGTGCTGATAGCTTTGAAACCGTCAAGTTTACCAGTCATCTTACTTATGTGTACTTGTTGCATTGTGTCTTCTCCTTTTGTGTTGCCTTATCCAGTGACACTCGTAATGAATGCCACCGATAAAATAACACCTCCTTATAATTCCATATGCATTTTAATATCTTCAATAGTGTCTCCAAATAAACGTATAGTAAAAAGTCCCTCCTTAGTTTTTATCTCCAAATATCTTACACTCCACGTTGTATCTTCCTCTCCTATGCCTGATAAATCTGTTGTTTTTACTTCGGGTAAAGTAACTTTAATGCTTGTTATATCGTGAATGTTTAACTGGTTCATTGGGTAAATCTCCTGTTGAGTTGATGCAATCATCTTACAACCCGAACATTGAGAATGTAAACAGTTAATTTTTTGACGGCTATTTTTGCATAATTGCTATATAAATAAGGAACCTGGCGGTGTGACATAATTGCAACACCTGGAAATGCTGCACCTGCATAATAACAAATGCTGCACTGCACTGATTCGTTTTGCTGCATTGCAGAATGTGCGTTGGTATTTGTGATCACATTGTGATGTGTGTATGTGCATCGTATAGGTGTATTTCGTGATCACATCCATAGGGGTATGCTTTTTCGTGATCACATTATAACCAGTGAAAGTATATCAGTAGCAAAATGCAGCAATAACAATGCTTTACTAGTGTTTTATATGGCTAAAACTAGAATAAAATATTTCTTTTGAGCTAACCATTAATAAATATGTAGTAATTTCAATGACTTAACAAGATTGCTAAAGGGTACGGGCATGGGCCACCCCACCAACCTACGTTATACGTATATGTACAGTTACACACACGAGGTTTTTTGCACCTGATTAACCACTATCCTTAGTTAAAGACACTATATGTAAAACATATTTAATGTGACGTAACGTAATATGTTGACAGACCCTTGACTGTGACTATAACTATGGGGGTAAGGGGGTATGTTAAACATTAATGTTAAAACAATATAAGAGTAGTTGAACATAAGTCATCTAAACATTAATGTAATACATAGAGTATCTACTCCCCTATACTAGTAACGATAAGAAAGTAGTAATAATTATCTGTATTTCTATTGACACTGTAAAAACATTAATGTTATACTTACATTAGTTACAAACATTATAATAACTATACAACTTTTGTAACTACGTGTGTAGATTATCTGTGTGTAAGTTAAACCACAGCGTGTCTCCTCCTCCCTCCTCTATGTAGTTTGTACTTAGGCTTGGTAGTCTACACACGTATTTGTAACTTATTTAAAGTTTTCCTTGACAATGCCAAACAAACCAGTAAAACTATACGCATCCGAAGATGTACTACATGACTTCTACGATGCGTTAGCTAATAATGATGCTCGTGCTATACGGAAGGTACACATTCCTAAGTCGGATGTGTTTTACGTTAGAGAAGCAATACATAACCGTACTGGTGAGTGGTATACCTTAGACCATGTAGAACGTGCCATGTATCTTGAAGGTATGTTAACCAGGTATGAAGTACTAGATCCAGACAGGGAACGTGAGTATGGATAACTTAAAACTACCAGTAGCCCTTGTAGCTGCAATGGGTATGCAACTAGCAGGAGGTGTATGGTGGGTATCGCAACAAGCTGCCACTATATCGAGCCTTGAAGAGACAGTAGAACAGTTTGCTAGTAAGATGGCTGTAGAGGATAGTGTTAATCTTAAGCGTGATGTCTTAGACAACATGGATTACATTGATGGTGCATTTGCTGAGATAGAAGAGCTATGGGAAGAACAAGAAAGCTTGGCTCTTACGATAAGCAAGATCACTGCCTTACAGCAAAGACTGGCTTTGTTAGAGAACACTATGAAGTTTATGAACCGTGACCACATGAACATGATGGACCCTATGTAATATGGCAACAACTAAAGATGTAGAACGTCTACCCAGTGGTAAGTTAAAGTACCGTGGTGAAACTTACCCAGGGTACAACAAACCTAAGAAGACACCAGGTGCAGCTAAGAAGAGTGCTGTACTAGCTAAGAAGGGTGACGAAGTAAAGGTAGTTCGTTTCGGTGACCCTAATATGAGTATCAAGAAAGATCAGCCTGGAAGACGCAAAAGCTTTCGGGCTAGACACAATTGTGATACAGCTACAGATAAATTTACTGCAAGGTATTGGAGTTGTAAGGCATGGTAAAGAAAGCAAAGAGTAAAGTTAATGCTGCAGGTAATTATACCAAACCGACAATGCGTAAGAACTTATTCAACCAAATCAAATCGGGTGGTAAAGGTGGAAGCCCTGGACAGTGGTCAGCACGTAAAGCGCAGATGCTTGCCAAACAATATAAAGCAAAAGGTGGAGGATACAAAGCATGAGAAGGTACATAAAAAGATTGTGGTGTGCGATTATCAATCGTAAGTGTCACCCAGAATGTGACTGTTGTTAAGTAGATGAAAGCACCACAGAAGTCTTTAAAGAAGTGGGGTGACCAGAAGTGGCGTACCAAGAGTGGTAAAAACTCTACGCAAGGCAGTAATGCTACTGGTGAACGTTACCTCCCTTCTAAGGCTATTAAGTCTCTTAGCAGCAGTGAGTATGCCGCTACAACCAGAGCTAAACGAAAAGGCAAGGCGTCAGGTAAGCAGCATGTATCTCAACCTAAGAAAGTCGCAGAGAAGACTAGACAATTTAGAGCCAACAAAGGTGGTATTGCTAAAAGTCCTAGACAACAAGCTGCAATAGCTGTTAGTATGAAGAAGCGAGGTGTTAAACCGAAAGGAAAGTAATGTCGTTTCTTACTAGCAGTATACCGTACTTCAAAGCGTGGGTACGTAGAGAATACACGAAGAACTTAGAAGAATATCACGGAGAGTTTTTACATTGTATGGTCATAGGTGTAACCACCATGCCAAACAGAACGTTAAGCTTTCAAGTTATATTTACTGGATGTGAGTCAGATTTTGATGACTCAGCTAATGTACACGGTGGTGCAATGTGGGCTAGGATGCCTTTGACTGCACTTGTAGCTGATACGCCATTAGATGAGTGGCCTCAAGAGTTACCACCATATATGGCACAGCCTTGGGATTGTATGTCTCATACGCATTCAGTTTACAAATTAGAGAGGGCAAGTCCTGCTCCTTGGATAGCAAAAGTAGATGGTGAGTTCTACCCTGCCAAGTATTACTTTACGGTAGACTACACAGATAACGAAGTAGCTGATGATCCTGCACAACATAAACAGTCACACGTACTGGAGTTGTTAGATGCAGGTGAGTACACAGGTAACATGGTTGCGTTGCCCAATAATAGAGTGAGAGTAACTCACCCTGCATGGTTTGAAACAGGAGAAGGTGCACCAGACTTTAGACCAAACCAAAACATATATAATTCAAAAGAAGACGTAGACTATGTATGGGATACGCAACGAGTGTTTAACAACTTATACAGTGAGGAAGAATAATGAAGATGAAGAAGAAGGGTTACGCTAAGGGCGGCATGAAGAAAAAGGGCTACTCAATGGGCGGTGCTAATATGAAGAAAAAAGGCATGGCTAAAGGTGGCTTGAAGATGGTCAAAGGTAAAGATGGAAGTATGGTTCCGTTCTATGCTGCTGACGGTAAAGGTAAGATGAACAAGGGTGGTATGCCTAAGAAAAAGAAAAAGGGCATGGCTAATGGCGGTGCTATGATGAAAAAGAAGGGCTACTCAAGAGGTGGTTTCTTAGCACCTGCAGCACGTCCAATTAAAAAGAGTAAGTAATGGCAAAATTTTATGAACAGTACAGAGATGTATTAGAAGCTAACGGATACATTGTAGAAGAAAGTGGGTGTGTTCGTGACTCTATGGGAAACCAAGCAGCAGCAGAAGATGCCTACGGCAATGTGCAATGCAAAGATCCTAACGTAACTGAGTTGTGCAGACAGCAAGAAGCTAAACCTGCAGCTAAAAAGAAAGCAACAAAGAAAGCAGCGCCTGTTGTACAAGATGAAGAGATGGAAGAAGTAGCGGTACGTGCTCGTAACGATAAGGGCCACTACATCAAAGATGATCCTGATACACCAGAGAATGAAGCTTGGACTACTAAGATGGTTAAGAAAGTCAAAGGAAAAGCATAACGGCTATTCCGTATTGTCTCTACTAACCTAACATTATTTATGTATAACTATGTATACCCAAAAAGGTTGGGTTAACATAGGAGCATAAAATGTTTAAACAATTATTTAACAGAATAGTAGAAGCAAGGGCAGAATCAGCTAGACGTAAGATTGCACGTTTGCAACTTTACAATATGACTGACAGAGAACTACGAGACTTAGGTATTGGTAGATGTGATATAGAAAGGGCTATACTATCAGGTAAGGCTCTTTGAAAAACACAATCAGTTCTTTAATGATACTAGGAGTACTTTTGGAGGAGGCTCGTGGATCCAGTAACAATTATCGGTGGTGCAACCGTAGCTTTCAATGCGTTGAAGAAAGGCTTT